GGCGTCGTTGAGGATACCAACCGCAATTTTCCGAAGATCTTTGCGGTTTTGCAGCGTTGCGTCTGCGGGAACAACGAACTCAAGGTTCGCCCGCAGAGTGTAACCGAGCGAAGGACGATTAACACCGTTAATCACCTCCGTATAGACGACCGGAATAGCCAAGGAAATCTTGGTACGGTACGTCTTCTCAGTCTGACCCGCCACTGGAGAACGCTGTTGAAGCGTCAGAGGCCAGTAGCCAAGGCTACTGGAGCTGGACTTCTCTAGCATAACAGCGGAGTCGCCGTTAACTTTCACCGGAGAAAAGGTGTGGTTAACGGGGGTTGCGGCAGCATCTGGAACAACAATCGTGGTAATTGATCCCACGCGATTCTCCTAAATTGGAGGGTTGATAGACATGTCACTTCACCTTTGATCCACCCATAAAGAGTGAACCCAAAAGTGCGATACCATTAGCGACATGGATGGTAGAGCCTGCCTTGAACTTCGAATAAGGAGCTCTTGGCAGTGGACTAGTGTCGTATACGGTCCGTGTCAGATTGAACTGACGTCCGGACCCAGAAGCCGTCACATAACCGGACATGGAATACGAACACGTATTCACAAGCCGTTCAGTGTATGGCTTTATTGCGACATACGTCCGCTTTGAACATGATCCACCCCTAAAATCCCAGCCAAAGGCTGCGTTTAATGACGACAACCAGTCGCCAATAGGAGTAAACCAGTCCACAACAAACGAGAACGGAACGAGTTCCCATGCTACAGAGAGAGGGTTAGTAATACCTGCCTCTGTGAGATCAGCGATGGCGGCATTGTTTGCTTTAAAATAGTCCAAACGGACTTTGCATTCATGCTCTATTTTTGACAGTTTAGTGACCCAGACTTGGCAGTTGTTAAACACTGCTGTTGCCCGGGTATCAGTTACACTGTCTTTATCCTTCGCTTTTGAGACGACTTTAGTAACAAATTCGTCTCTCTCTCCTTCGCGTTGGCGTAGCAATTCACAGCTACTCCAGACGTCGGATAGCAATGGTTTCCACCCGTATTGATACTCTAGCCATAGGGAAAACGCGTTCCTAGCGGCATTACTGCTAAGACCACGTGTTGAAACCCCTAGAGCTTTGGCTAG